GAAAGCTTGAGGGGCACCTGCAGCGGCTGAGGCGTTAGAAGTCCCTGAGTCTCCACCGATTGGAGCGCCTCTAGTATGAGAGAAGCCTCCGCCACCACCGCCCATCATCATTGCGCCCATCTTTGCAGAAGAGGCGTTACCGACTACGCTATCTCCACCCTGACCGCCACCACCAAACAGCCCACTAACTCCGCCAACAAACTCCATAAACCCTTGGCCGAGCGCATCCCCCATAAACATCTGCGTGCCCGAGTTAAACATGCCCACTACAGACGCCGCTGCCCCACCAGCTTTAGCCAGTCCTTCTAGCGCCTTAGTAGCGGCTTTAATACCAGTTAGGTATTGCCCTTCGGCTCCGCCCATAGCGTCAGTCTTGGCAGTGTTAAGGTCGTAGCCCGGAAGGTAAGGGTTCTCGTTGCCTTCCTTCTTAGCCTTGTCCATCATCTGAGCCATGGCTTCTGGGTCAGACAAGTCCATGTTGTTACCGCGAGAACGCTCAATCATAAACTGAGCAAACATAGCCTGCTGGTCCGCAGACATTCCGCTGTTGGCTAGCTCATCGCCCAAGAATCCCCTACGAAGGGAGTCAAGAGTCTCTTGCTCAGTCGCAGCAGGTTGTCCTGCAGTAAGTCTCTGAGCCATTTCTTCGAAAATTTGACCCTGAGTCTTTTCCTTACCAGTGGCCATATCACCAGTTAGGATGCCGTAGCGGTTTAGGAAGTTGCTAGAGCCTCTACCAGAAGTAAGCCCTTCAATAGCAGCGGCAGCTTGCTCGTTGCCCATGTTCAAATACTTAGCGGCGCTACCTACCGAACGAATAGTCTGTTGGTAAGTGCTGCCAAACTTAGTGTCGGCCATCATGCCGCGCATAGCGAGGTAGTTTGCTACGTTAGCGTCAGAACCCGGGGAAGTAAGCCCGCCACGAAGACCTTGAAGGGTAGCCTGCTGCATTTGAGCACGGCTCATGCCACCGCCAGCGCGGATAGTTGCATTATAGAATGTTCCAGCACGTTCAACTGTTGCTTGAACATCTGGCATCATCTTGCTTAGCCCAGAGATAGCCTGCTTACCCGAGTCTGCTACATCGCCAGCTCGCTGACCGCTCATACCAGAGAATGAGGCAAGACCATTTGCAAGAAGATTGCCACTAAGAGGGGCTTGACCATTTGGACCTATTGGTCCATGAACAGGTCTGACACCAGTAATTCTTGCAAGGATGCGATTGACTGTAGTTTCAAGACCAGCTAGTGCTGTAGTAAGGTTCTGTTGGTTAATTGCCATTTCGCCTTACCGCCTTTCCTTCTTCTTTAGCCAGTTCAATCCAATTCCTTCGTTCTCTTGGCGTTAAGAGCGCAACTTCAGTCAGACTCCACCCAGTGTGTATGTCTGACAAAAAGCTCCACTCTTTCATTAGCAGCCTGTAGCTGACCCGACTAGAATCGAAACAAAGTCCCGATGTTAATCGGAGCAACCACCTCTCCGCCACATTCTGGGCATGTGGCCTTAACCTCGTCAAGTATTGGTCCGAATGACCGCTTATCAAGCTCAACAGAGATTGCTCTGCGGTCTGCTACACCGATAGATTGAATTTGACCACGGCTCATTACACCACTGCCATCAATTTCAATAACGGTTCCTTCTAGCAACATTGTGGTTAGCTCTGCAAGAGTCTTGTCTGCGTTTAGGGTAAGCTCCTTCTGAACCTTGCCTGAAGGAAGCACCACCGTATAGTCGTGTTTCTTGGTAGAAACCGTAAACCTGCGGTCAGCAATCGGGTCATCAAGCTTGCGCGTCTTAATGTCCTCTTCGATGTCCACCTGAATCGACTTGTACTCTTTGCATCCGCTACAGAATGCTGGGACGTTTGCCGAATCACCAAAGGTCACTCGGTAGATGCCTAGAAGCAGGGCGTCACGGTCTCCTGCGAACATCTGGTCAAGGATGTCTTCAGAAGCAGGGATGTCACCAATACGAACTACACCACGAGACAAGATAGTGTTTAGTACCTTGCCTACGGTGTTAGCTTTAGCGATGGCTTCCTCGTCTCGCCCGTTAAGTTCTCTCACTTCTGCTTCCCAAGTGACCTCCCCAGTTGGGGTTACGAACCCGCCGGGGAGGGTCACTATGGTTTCAGAAGGAGGGGTAATCAATGCCAGTTCTTTTTCAGGCTCAGTTTCCTTTGCCATCTGCTGAACTAGTTGATTAGCTAGTGCTGGATTTTCTACTGCGTTTAAAGTTCTAGTTGCCACGTTTTATACTCCTGTGTTTAATATTTAGTTAAAAGGTGCTGCTGAGCTGGTTAGGTTGCTTGCCCAGTTGACGTCAAAGCCTTCGTGAACAAGGGTTGCCTGCTCAACGAAGATTGCGTTGTCACCTGCGTTAAGGTCAGAGTACGCTACGGAAGTAATCCATGCGTTGTAAACCTTGAAGCGCATTGCAACGTGGTCATCGCTTGCAACACCTACGCCTGCGGTAGTGCCACCAGCAGACCCCGGGACTGGGTGCGAAAGCACACGAATCTCTAGGTCGGCACGGAAGCTAGCTCCCTGTACGTTCTTCGAACCACCCTGAACGGTAGCGAATAGCTGACGCATCCACTCCCAGTTCTGCTTGGTGTTTAGAATAACTCCGCGCTGTAGGGTGATAGGGGAGAAGGTAGTCTGTCCCGGAATCTGGTGAACGGTGGTGTTGTAGCCACCCTCACGGTAAGGGATAGAGTCGGTAGTGACAGATAGACCAGAGACAGAGGTGAACCCCATGGTGATTGGGTCCTTCCAAGTTGCCTTGGTGTCGTGAGGGATGAAGTCAACCAGAAATCTAAAATTTCTGATTGGGTCAGTCGTAAGACTTGACCTGTTGTTGATTACTGTTGGCATTGTTTATCTTCCTTCGTTTAGGCAGCAGTCTTTTGGCTGAGGTTGATGACCACGAACTCGGCTGGGTACTGAAGCGCAACACCGACCTCGATGTGGACTTCACCCTGCTCAATAGTGGACTGTGGGTTGTTCTCCGCGTCGACCTTAATGAAGAACGCGTCGGCTTCGGTTGCACCGCGAAGACCGCCTGCGTTTCTGTAGTCGCCCAAGAAGACAGCGATTGAGGAGCGAAGACGTGCCCAGAGAGCCTCGTCGTTGTTCTCAAACAGTGCAAACTCCGTTAGACCTTCTAGCTGCTTGCGAATGTAGTTCAAGCTACGGCGCATGTTTACATACTTGTTAGCAGTGCCGTCTTGAAGAAGGGTGCGAGCACCCATCGCCACTACACCTGAACCCGGAAGGTTACGAAGGGCGTTTACTGGGCTTGCACCAGTGTTTAGAGTGTCTAGCTCAGCAGAAGTAAAGGTCTTCTCTAGAGCAACAGCTCCACGAATGCTTGCACGGATACCAGCAGGGGCCTTAAATGGGCCGTACTGCTTGTCGGTAGCGATGTACAGACCCGCAACAGCTCCAGAAGGGCCAATCTTGCGCAACGATTGAGGGCTGCGACCTAGTGGGTCCCCAATGTAGATGTTCGGGTAGTACACAGCGACGTTAGCGCTAGCGGTCAACGAGTCTGCAAAAGTAATCGCCTCTGCTACGGTCTGGTCTGGGTCAGTGTCAGCTACTACGAAGCTAGAGTTGTCTTCTGCCCAAGCAATCACACCGTTAATAACGGTTGCACCGTTGGTGCCGCCGAGAAGTGGGACTGCATCTGGTGCAAAAAGAACTAGAGGGCGGTTTAGCTGGCTAAAATCCTCAACAGCTCCAACGTAGTCGTCGTCATCTGGCGCAGTACCGTTAGAGCCGCCAGTCAAAGGCAGAACCGAGGTAGATGGAGCGCTGTTGTTTGAGGTGGTAACAGTGCTGATGAACTTTGAGCTAGTGTTTACAACGCTGTCAATGAAGTCAGGCGAGGTAGGAGTGTTGAACTTGATGTTTAGGAAGCGTTCCAAGATGAGGTCGTTAGCTACGTTGCTTCCAGTACCTGCAACTTGCTCCTTGTAGACAGTTAGGTTGTAGTAACCAGACTGAGTACCAGCAGATACTTGCACGCGAAGGTTGTTTGCGTCGGTGCCACGGCTCAACGAAGTAACAGTAGTGATGGTAGTAGAGCCAACAGCAGTAGTGATTACTACCGAAGCAGTGTCAGCATCATCTGCCAAAACACGCTTTACAACTAGCTCAGAACCACCATTCTGGAAGTATGACGCTACGGCAAAGGTTGCTGGGTAAGCAGCCTCGTAACCGCCGAACTGCTTTACAAACTCATACCAAGAGGTGACTAGAGTAGGGGTTTCTGGACCCTGCGCAAATTGAGCCAACACAGCACCAGCAGCATCTGCGGTAGCGGTGGACGCAATCGGGGCAGGAAGTAGGCGCTCAGTAATGTAGACGCCCGGACGACTATACGTCATTTTTTCTCCTTAAATAAAATGGTTAAACAGGGGGGAACAAGTTATTCGGTTATTGTGAACGGGTCAATAGAGGCATAGTAGGCGGAGCCGGGACGTGGACCTGCATCGTCAGAGTTCAATTGGTCAACGTGTACGCTAGTGACTTGGTACAAGGCACGGTTGTACAGAGGCTGAGCAATCTCGCTTGACACTCGGACGGTGATTGCGTTCATAAAGAGACGCTTACCACCTTCTACACTGTCTCGCTTTGTTACGTCCAGTACATCAAGGCGACGCACTGTATTGTCGTCTGTTTCTAAGACGCCAAATCTAATTGGTAGTTTTGTGTGAAGAAGCTGCGCAATAATCTCGCGGTCATGTCGAGGATGGCGAGAGTAAGTCGTTATTTGATAGTCAATATTGACTGGAATAGGAAGTTCAGTTTGAAATTCTACGCCATCTTCCCAGTCCGACGGCTTTAGATAGTCTGCAGAAGCTAGTCCGCGGTGCTCTCTTTGAGTGTCCCTGACAATGTCAATCATGTCGATTGTGATGTATGGGTACGCCTGAGTACGAATCTCTTGGTCAGGTACACCAAACCACACACCTACTTCGCGGGTAGTGCTCTCCTGCTCTGACTTTTGGTCAGTTACCGTGATTCCTCTAAGCAAGTTACGCAGAGCGCCATCTTCTGAAAGCAAGAACGTCATAGGATGTCTCCTACTTCTTTTTCAATTGCAGCGAAGTACACTTCTTGCAATCTTTCGCTTCTATTAAAGTACTTTCTAATAGCTGCAGTTGGACGCATAGCTTGGCTGCCGTATTCAAAAAGTCTGGCATCATCGGCATACTGACCAGAGATTTCTACCTCAAAAGAAGACAGCTTGTAGTGAAGAGACACGGCAGACGCCGCCTGCGGTGGCCAGCCTAAGGAAACAAGGTATTGGCGAAGGTCTTTAGTGAGAATTTGTGCGGCACTTTTTGCGGCTGCCTTAACCTTAGGTTCAAATAAGGTTGTCATCCGAGCGGCCTGTCCAAGAGTCTGGTTTTGCGAACTTGCGGTTGTTATAACCTGCACTTAGCCCAATAAGGTAGGCGTTAGGCTGTGGCGGACGGTAGGTCACCATTCCTTGATAAGCTCCACGAAGGAACTCTTGTTGGTCTGGGTCGTTATAGTCCGCAACTTTTTCCCACCAAGGCTTAAAGTCACGCATAGCAGAATCCTTTTTCAGGCGCAGGTCTAGCCGCAAAGCTAGGCAGGCTCCGCACGGATACCTGCCCTATTAGGATAGGGAAAATTAGCTGTTTTGGCTGGGTGAACTGTACCTATTAGAACTGTCTTTATTACGCAGCGTTTTTAGTGCGTGACAGTTGTGACACATGGTCATCCAGTTACTAATCTCGTTGTTGTATTTATTGCCATCAATATGGTCAACGGTTAACTGGCAGTCATCTTCAGGTAAGAACCCGCATCTCTCGCAGTAGTCTTTCTTGTGGGCTACCCAAGGGCGTTCAATGTGAGTTTTAGTAGTAATGTACTTTCTATAACAGCGGTAATAAGTCTTTGTTTCGTCTTTCCGCTGGTTATGAGACTTCTTAATCCGAACAGAAGTGCCACAAACGGAACAATCCCCCACCAAAGCATCTTCATTGATGTTGGTGAGGGAGTGTCTTATCGCCACGCTAGCTCCTTGTCGGGATTACTAGTTAGGTAGCTTATCATCCTTTTTGCCACATGTGCAGTTTTCGCATTTACAACTCACTTTTTCTCCTTCATCTTGCCTTTAGAGTTCTTCATTCTATCAGAGAGCTTCTGGTTGCGCTTCATCTCTGGGTGCTTCTCGTAGGAAGGCTTCTTAGGGTCAAGACCTTCTACTTTTCTGCTCGGTCTAGCCATTACTTCTTCTTCTTGCTCATGCCAGCCTCAGACATAGCAATAGCCACAGCTTGCTTCTTAGACTTTACAACTGGAGCTTTCTTAGGTCCCTTAGGGTCTTTTCCAGAGTGCAAGGTTCCTGACTTGTACTCTTTCATGACCTTGCTAATCTTCTTTGGGTCAGCCATTATTTCTTTCCTGCTCTGCGCTTGTTTTCTTTAGCGGTGTTCTTGCCTTTATCCATCAGCTGAAGGTTACCCTTACGGTCATCACTGTGGTTGTTGTTCTTGTGGTCTACGGTCTTTTTCTTGCTCTTAATCTTGCCGTGCTCAGACTCATAGTCTGCGCGAGCTTTGTTCTTAGAGGTTGTTACCCACTTACCGTCTACCTTTTCCTTGTAGACATAGATGGGTCGACCACCATTCTCCTTAGAGCCCTTGTATGGTCCAAACTTCTTTTTCTCAGCCATTACCACTTAACCTTGTCAGCCCAGTATGCTGCAGACATCTTGCCTTTAGCAATGTTCTTGGCGTGACGAGCCTTGAATGACTCACGGCGCTTGCGGTAAGACTCAGACTCGCCCTCTTTCTTAGGAGAGCCCTTCACACCCTGCTGGCCAAAACGAATAGTCTTAATCTGGTCGCCTTCTTTAGCCACGACAACGTGAGACTTCTTAGCCCCCGGAGTAGCCTTAGGCTTGTTGTACCCAGATACACCAGCACGCTCTAGACGTGGGTCCTTCTTCTTACCGTGGTGCTTCTTGTGTTCAGCCATTTACGGTCCTATCTGTGCTTAGCTGTCTTTTTAGCAATCTTTTTTGGTTGTGCTACGTGTTGCTTACCTTTCTTACCGCCATCACCTTTTGCCTTAGCTCGGTTAGTAGCGGCCTTTTCAGCAGGGGTTAATTCATCCCAAGCCTTCTTTGGCAGGTAGCGCTTCTTGCCCTTAGACTCTGAGCCGTCAGAAGTAGTCCACTTCTGGTCAGTCCAGCTCTTAAGGGACTTCTGGGACTTAGCGAGAGCCATTACTTGTAGCCTCCGCCAGCCTTCTTATATTCAGAAGCTAGAAGCTGAGCCTTACGTGCCGACCACTCACCGGGGTCTCCACCCTTGGTGCCAGCTTTAATCTTCTTGAATAAAGCCCTGCGCATCTCAGGCTTGGTGTAGTTGCCAGCCTCGTTTACCTTGGACTTAGTAGTCTTCTTTTTCTCAGCCATTAGTCTGTCTTGTGGGTCTTAGAGTAACGAATCTTTGCCGAAGGCTTACGGATAGTACCGCCCTTATGGGCCTTTGGCTTTGCACCACCACCACGGTACTTAGTGCTGTCTAAGGTAGTCTC